AAAGACCCTACAGCAACAAAATTAACCGACCAAGAAATTTCTTTGGTTGTAGATAGTGCTAAAGCTTTCAAATTCATCGTAGATGATATTGAAGCAAATATGTCACATGTAAACTTCAAAGAAGTTGCTACATCATCTGCTGCATATGCATTGAGAGATTCATATGATGCTGCTGTATTAGCTTCACTATTCTCTGAAGTTTCTAGTTCTAGCCCAGATAATGTTATAGGTGCAGATGCGGCAGCAGCTACACAAACATTGGCTCAACATCAAGGTGGTTCTAATTCTATCGACCTATTAGGTTCTGATGGAACTGGAGCAGACCCATTAGATGTAATGTCATTTATGGCTAAATTACTAGATGAGCAAGACGTACCAGAAGAAGGTAGATGGTTTGTAGCCCCACCTTCATTCTATAATGAACTTGCACAATCTGGTTCAAAACTATTGTCAGTTGATTTTAATGCTGGTCAAGGTTCTATTAGAAACGGATTAGTTTCTAGTGGAAAACTAAGAGGTTTTGATATGTACAAATCTAATAACGTTGCAGCTACATCTACATGTAGTGGTAAAGTATTAGCTGGACATATTTCTGCAGCATGTACTGCTCAAACAATCATCTCAACTGAGGTCCTAAGAGACCCAGATTCATTTGGTGATATTGTTAGAGGGTTGCATGTCTATGGAGCAAAAGTTCTTAGACCTGAAGCATTAGTTTCAGCTTTCTACACAGTTGACTAATATCAACTCGGGGGAGTCTTCGGACTCCTCCTCTTTATGGAGATAATTATGAAACATATGGAAAACGAAAATCAAGGAAATCCAAAACCAGAAGGAAACATAGCTTATTTTAATTCTATACATGAAAAAGAAAAGATATGTAAAGATTCTGTTGGATATAACACAATGCGATTCAATTATGAAGAAGCTAAACCGGAGAAATAAAAATGGCAGGACATTTACCAAATGAAAAGAAAAAAAGAATGGGTATGATGTATGGCGGTGGTCGTAAACAAATGATGGGCGGCGGCATGTATGGTGAAAAAAGAAAAAAAATGATGGAAGGTGGAGTACCACCAGTGTCACAAAATTCTAATTCACAACCTGAATATCCTGAAATCATGCCGAAGGCACAACCTAATTAAGCATGAAAGTAAAAGCACCAAAAGGTTATCATTGGATGAAACAACCTAAAGGTGGTTATAAGTTAATGAAGCACTCTGGTAAATTTGTACCTCATAAGGGTGCTTCACTAACTGCCAACTTTCAAATCCAAAAAATACATAAAAAATAAAATGTTGACAAAAGCACAAACAAGAAAATTAATAGCCGCATTAAAAAAGGCTTCTAAAAGTCATGCTGGTCAAGCTAAGATTTTAGAAAGGTCTTTAAAAAATAATAAAAAAAATAAATAATAACTTCAACTCTGGGGAGAGGAGATGGCAACAACATATTTAGATTTAACAAATCAAGTTTTAAGAGAATTAAATGAACTGACTCTCACATCAGTTAATTTTGCCAATGCACAAGGGTTTCAAAAATTTGTGCAAGAAATGGTTAATAAGGCATTATTTGATATTGCTAATGAAGAGCCACAACTACCTTTTTTCTCAGCAGGTGTTAGTGGTGGTACAGACCCCTTTTATGGCAATACTACTGTAGCAACAGTGGCTGGACAAAGATATTATTTATTAAAATCAGATAGTTCTAGTTTAACGACAGATTTTTCTACAGTAGACTGGGATGATTTTTATTTAACAACAATTAATGTTAGTGGAGAATCTGCTCCTTTTGTTTCTAGAGGTTTACGTTATTTAAGTCATGGGGACTTCAGAAGATATTTTAGAGATAGTGAAAACGAGGATGATGCTAATACTCAAGCATATGGTGAGCCGCAATATGTAATTAAATCACCAGATAATAGAAAGTTTGGTTTAAGTCCTATACCAGATAAAGTTTATAACGTTCACTTTTATGCCTTTAGTAGACCAACAAAACTTTCATCACATTCTGATACAACAGTTTTACCCGAACAATTTACAAACGTTTTATTAGCAAGAGTTCGATATTACGTTTTTCAATTTAAAGAATTAACTCAACAAGCTGCCTTTGCTTTAGACGATTACAAAAAAGGCATGAAATATATGAAGAGTGTACTAATGAATCCTGCACCAAAATCTATGACAGATGACAGGATGTATTTTTAATTATGGCTAGGTCACAACCTTATACAGTAGCAGTTAATGGTGGATTAGTAAAATCAGCAAATGTTATTGATTTATTAAAAACTCCGGGAGTAGCAAAAGATTTACGAAACTTTGAAGTTTCTATTGAGGGTGGTTATAGAAGAATAAATGGCTATCAAAAATTTGGTACAAGTAGTGCTGTACAACCCACAGGTGGCACAACTAATATTTTAGGTGTTGTCCCCTATGCTGATGGTGTTGTTGCTTGTGCTGGTACAAGTATTTATTTTACTCAAACTGGTACATCGTGGATAGAAATAAATAGAAGTAGTGTAGATGCTAGTGGCGATAATCATACCACATTTACAGGTCGAAGTGTTTTAACAAGAACATCACAGGGTCAAGCACAGTTTGCTTTATTTGAAAGTGCTACTTCTAACTATGGTACGTTAATAATAGCAGATGGTGTAAATAAACCTTACTTTTTTAGAATGGAAGGTACAGGTGCAAATATAAATACTAGAACATTCTTTGGTGGTGAAATAGAAGTAACTGGAACAAAAGGTGTTAAGTTTATAACAGTACATGATAAACACTTAATTGCTGCTGGAGTTGAAGATAATTTAAATACTTTATTTTTTAGTAAAACTTTAGACCCAACAGACTTTAGTGGTACAGGCTCAGGCAATATAGCTTTAGAAGACCAAATAGAAGGCATAGCTAGTTTCCGTAATGAATTATTTATTTTTTGTACCAATAGTATTTTTAAATTAATTAATATTAATGATTCAAGTAATATTGCAGTCGTTCCGGTTACAAAGAATGTAGGTTGTTTAAGTGGCTATAGCATTCAAGAAATTGGTGGTGACTTAATCTTTTTAGCACCAGATGGTTTTAGAACAGTTGCTGGTACTGCAAGAATTGGTGACGTTGAGTTGGGAACTGTAAGTAAAGCTATTCAACCTTTAGTAACAGATTTAACAGAAAATATTAATAATTTTGTTATAAATAGTTTAGTTTTACGAGAAAAGTCACAGTATAGATTATTTTATACGAACACAAGTTTAGAACAAACACAACAAAAAGGCATCATAGGCACATTACGACAAAATGGTTTTCAATGGTCTGAAACTAGAGGTTTAGAGGTAAGTGCTATTGGTTCAGGTTTTGATAGTAATAATATTGAACAATACTATCATGGGGATACTAATGGTTTTGTTTATCAACATGATATAGGAAATGATTTTGATGGTAGTAATATATTAGCTCGATTTGAAACACCTAATTATGATTATGGTGATTTAGGAACTTTAAAAACTTTACATTATATAAAAGTTTCTGCTAGTTCAGAAGGTATTACACAACCAGATTTACAAATTAGATTTGATTATGGTAATACAGATATACCTCAGCCCTCCACTTTATTTGACATAGGAATAATAAATCCACCCTCAAAATTTGGAGATGCTTTATTTAATACAAACGTCTTTGGTGGAGGCGATAATCCACTTATAAGAGTGCCTTTACAAGGAAGTGGCACAAGTAATAATTTTACATTTATAAGTGATGACAAAAAAGCACCATACACAATAAATGGTTTTTATGTAGATTTTATACCATCAGGAAGGAGATAATTAATGGCACAATCATATACAAGACAAAGTTCATTCGCAGATGGCGATACTATAACAGCAGCTTTATTTAATGACGAATATAATCAGTTAATTAATACTTTTGCATATTCATCATCAGATGCTTCTAATACAGGACACAGACACGATGGCACTTCTGGCCAAGGTGGTAATATATTTAAAATTGGTGATATTGATTTTTTAAATAAAATAGAAGTTGATGGAACGAATAATAGAATAGGATTTTATGTAGAAGTTTCTTCTTCAGCAGTAGAACAAATTAGAGTACAAGATGGAGCAGTTGTTCCAGTTACTGACAACGATATTGACTTAGGTACATCTAGTTTAGAATTTAAAGATGCATTTTTTGATGGTACAGTAACTGCCGATGCTTTAGTAGCTGATACTGCTGACATAAATGGTGGCACTGTTGATGGTGCTATTATTGGTGGCTCAAGTGCTGCTGCTATCACAGGTACTACTATCACAGGTACAAGTTTTGTTATTGGCTCAGCAGATATTAACGAAGCAGAATTAGAAACTATTGATGGAGTTACAGCCGGAACTGTAGCAGCTTCAAAAGCTGTAGTAGTAGATAGTAATAAAGATATTGCAAGTTTTAGAAATGTTACATTAACAGGGGAACTAGATGCTGGTTCTTTAGATATATCTGGCGATGCTGATATAGATGGTACATTGGAGGCCGATGCCATAACAGTAAATGGTGCAACTTTAAATGAAGTTATTACTGATGCTGTAGGTAGTATGGTTAGTTCTAATACAGAAACAGGTATTTCTGTAACTTTTGATGATAGTGACAATACATTAGACTTTACAATCGGCACTCTAAACCAAGATACAACAGGTACAGCAGCATTAGCTACAGCAGTTACAATATCAGCAAATAACAGTACAGACGAAACAATATTCCCAGTTTTTGTAGATGGTGCTACAGGAACTCAAGGATTAGAAACTGATACAGGTTTTACATATAATCCATCAACAGGTTTATTAACTGCTACAGGATTTTCTGGTAACTTAACAGGTACACTTCAAACTGCAGCTCAAACTAACGTAACCTCAGTCGGCACACTATCAGCTTTAACAGTTACAGGTGAAATCACAGCCAATGGCGGTATTGCTTTAGGCGATAATGATAAAGCTACCTTTGGTGATTCAGATGACCTACAAATCTATCACGATGGTAACGACAGTTATGTTGATGATGCAGGTACAGGAAACTTC